CGACTGCTTCGTGCTGGACGAGACCGGCAAGCCGGTGCGCCCATGGCTGACGGCCTGGTACGACGCCGCGACCGGCTGCCTGGTGGGCTGGGTGCTTTGCACCAACCCGAACACGGAGACGATCACCGAGGCGTTCATCCGCGGCGTGGCCCACACGGAACACAGCCCCTTCTACGGTCTGCCCGCCCATCTCTACATAGACAACGGCAAGGACTACCGCAGCAAGACCTTCGAGACCGGCCTGATCAAGGAACACGACCTGGGCTATCTGAACTGCAACATCGCCAGCAATAGCGTGATCCAGCTGTTCAACGTGACGATCCACCACGCGCAGCCCTATCACGGCTGGGCCAAGACCGTGGAGCGATTCTTCGGCACGCTGGAGGACATCTACATCCGCGACGCGCCCGGCTGGTGCGGCGGAAGCCCAAAGGAGCGGCCGGAGGACTTCTCCCGCGAGCTGCGGCGGCAGCTGGAGCATGGGCAGCTGTGGACGATGGACCAGTTCTACGAATGGCTTCGGGACGATGTCTTCCCTGCCTACCACAACCGGCCCCATGAGGGCCACGGCGGGCGCAAGCCTATCGACCTCTACAACACCCTGCCCCGCGCCCGCATGGACCAGCCCAGCTGGGCGATGCTGTCGGTGGCCCGCATGGACATGGCCGAGCGCAAGATCACGCAGCGCGGCATCAGCTTCAAGAAGAAGCTCTACTGGTCCGACGAAATGATCGGGCTGGCGGGCACGGACGCCGTGATCCGCTACAGCCGCAGCGATCTGTCCAGTGTGTCGGTGATGGTGGACGGCAAGTTCCTGTGCGAAGCCGGTCTACACGAGACCTTCTCGCTGGTGGGCGAGGACGAGGAACGCGTGGCCGCCCACGTCGGCAGACAGAAGAAGCAGCTGCGCGAGACCAGACAACGCATTGCCGTCGCCAGCCGCAGCGTCTTCTCCGACGATGTGGACGCCAGCAAGAACGCCGGAACGATCACGGCCATCGAGTACGAAAAGGCAGCCAAGGCCAGAGCCAGGAAGCAGAGCCAGCCGCCGCGCAAGCCGCGCGACGACAACAGCGGCGACGTGGTGCGCTCCATGTTCGAGGCAATGGGCGAAGAACTGCTGCGCAGCGCACGATAACGCGCGACATCTGTGACAAAAACGAAAGGAGCGGACCCCATGAACGAACGCGAAAACGAGTACCGCGGATGCAGGCTGCACCGCTATCTGGTGGCCGAGACCACCCCCGCCGAGCGCCAGGCGCTGCGCGAAGCGATCCAGCGCGTGAACACCGAGGGCGCGACGCAGATCGTGCTGCTGTCCTGCTGCGAGGTTGACACCATCAGCCGCCTGGACGCCGCCAGGCTGCGCAGAGCCGCCGAAAAGCGGAGGGCGCGGAGAATCCGGCAGCTGATCCAAACGGTCTGCTGCTGGCTGTCGGCGGCCTGCCTGTTCATCGCCTGGGGCGTGGCAGGCAGCGTGGAGTGCGGCACGCGCCCGATGTGCTGGGCCACGGCGCTGCACATGACCGGCTGGATCGCCGCCTTCGGCATCTTCGCCTGGATCGGCGGTCTGATGGATCGGTAGACCCGAAAAGGCCCAAGGCCCAGTCCCGTGGAAGCCGGGACCGCCCCTTCGGGGGCGCGGCGCTTACAGCCACAAACGAAAGGAGCGCTGACACAATGACGAATCTGGCAGAGAATCTGACGACGACTACCAGCCAGGGGGACCTGGCACGCGAATTGCAGCGGCTGCGCGACGCGGAGGGTGTGACCTTCGCAGCCATCGCCAACAAGACCGGCATCAGCCGGTCGGCCATCAGCCAGCTGGTGAATCAGGGGCTGCGGATGAAGCCCGAACACGAGAAGAAGCTGTGGGACGCCGTGAACGAGATCAAGGGCACGGAGGAACGGCTGGGGCCTGACGTCCCCGTCGCGCCGATCCACTTCAAGACGCGCATCGAGCTGTTCGAGACGAAGGAGTTCAAGGAGTGCATGGGCTGGTGCAACTACGTCTGCAGCAAGCGCAAGATGGGCGTCATGGTGGGCCACCCTGGCAGCGGCAAGACCACCGTGCTGCGCCACTTCGCACAGAGCCATCCAGGCGTGCTTTACATCGAAGCCTGGCCGCAGATGCGCGTGGGCGATATGCTGGAGGCCATCGCGCGGCCGCTGGGCCTGTCCCTGCGCGGCAACAACTACCGCAAGACCCAGGACCTGATCGCCTACCTGTCGGGCCGCACGGACGTGCTGATCGCGGTGGACGAGGCCGAGTATCTGGCAAAGCGGGACGTGGACAAGTTCGAGGTCCTGCGCAAGGTGTGGGACAACACCGGCACGCCGGTGATCCTGTGCGGCACGGACGTGCTGGAGGGGATGCTGACCCGCGGCCGCGGCCGCCACGACAATCTGGCGCAGCTCTACCGCCGCAAGGTGGAATTGAAGCTGAACGGCATCGGCCAGGCCGAGGCGCGCACGATCCTGCGGGAGTACAACGTGAGCGACGACGCTGCCGACGCTCTGGCGACCATCGCCGCCGACGTGAAGCACGGCGGCATGGGCACCTTCGTGGAAATCCTGGACATCTGTCTGGAAGCCGCCGAGGGCGGGCAGATCACCGGCGACATCCTGGCAAGCGCCCGGAAATACAAACTGATGTACTAAGGAGGACAACGTGAAAACACTGACAATCATCTATCTGGCGGCGACGGCTGCGGTCTTCGCCTACGTCGGGGGCGTCTGCTTCTTCAAGCGGCGCGCCCCTGCGGCCGGAACGCTGGGGCTGATCATCGCGGCCATCGGGCTGATCCTGATCGCATGGACGGGGGCGATGGTATGAAGGTAGCCTACACCCGAATCAAGAAGCCGCGCCGCGTGACGGACGATCCTGTGATCTACGTCTGCAGCCCCTACGCAGCGGACCCCGAACGCAACGCCCGCCGCGCAGAGAACTTCTGCCGCTACGTCTGGAAAATGGGCGGCATCCCGCTGGCCCCGCACCTGCTGTTCCCGCGCTTTATGAATGAGAACAGGCACAAGGAACGCGAAGCGGGGCTGCGCATGGCTCGCAAGCTGCTGGGCATGTGCGACGAAATGTGGGTGTTCGGCGACGAGATCAGCGAGGGCATGGTCGGCGAGATCGTCGAGGCATCGGCCCGCTACATCCCGATCTACCACTACAACGGCCCCATCACCCTGACCATCGCCCGCGACGGGAAAGACCCGAATCGCTGGTCGTGGCATATTTGACATCAAGGAGGAAGACACAATGGCAAGAAAACGCGTAGAAGACACAGTCCCCGCTCTGGAGAGCTGGGACGACGTGAATCAGGCGCTGGCGACCATCGCGGACAATCAGCGCACGGTGGAGAACTTCGAGGCAGCGATGCAGAACAAGATCGACGAGGCGAAGGCCGAGGCCGAAGCCCGCAGCCGCGTCTTCATCGAGGCCACCAAGCGCCTGGAGCGCCAGATCAAGGAGTTCGCCGAGGCACACCGCGACGACATGGACGGCAAGAAGACCAAGACGCTGAACTTCGGCGCAGTGGGCTTCCGCAAGTCCACGAAGATCAAGCTGCCGAAGGCCCCCACCAAGCTGGCTGAGATCATCCAGCTGCTGCGCAGCAAGGGCATGGACGACTGCGTGAAGACGCCCGCGCCCAGCGTCGATAAGGACGCCCTGCGCAAGTACCCCACCCAGGACATCGTGGCCGTAGGCGCGTCCATCGAAGTGGACGACGTGTTCTGGTACGAGCCGGACCGCGAGAAGCTGGAACGCGGCTA